TGACCATGTATGTGTAATAAATTTCACCGTTTGATGCTCTATCGACTGTCATACGGTTTGGCATTAACGGGTAAAGTGCTAATATTTCACCCTTGCCGTTGCGAATAATTTGAGCATAGGCATTACCCCATAAAAGTAGATGACTCATCAGTGTCTCCCGAAACACAAACGAAGTCATCTCCGGATTTGGCTCATCATGCAAAAGATAATAAAGAGGATGGTCTAGTGCTTTTTCTTTTGCTCCGCCTGATAAATAACGATATGTGTGTAATGGCAGTCCTGCCACGGCTTCTGCCAAAATCCTTACACATGCATATACCGTTGTAACTTGCATTGCAGAGCGTTCATCTACGTTTTTTCCACTTGTCGTCCTTCCAAAAAGCACTTTGTATCTGCTTCCTGACAGATAGTTTTGTGGTTTATCTCTTGAATGAAACAGATTTTTTAAGATGCTCATATCAACAAAAACCTTTCTAGCATTTAATTCTTAACCTACTAATTTTTCAATATTGGGATATATCCCGTCTTCTTTTAATAATTCGTAGATAAATAGTCGTCCTTTCTGTGTCCAATATGTGTGAACTTTTGTGTGTTGACCGTCATTATCAAGGTAAGTATGAGTTTTCGTGCTTGTATAGCCTTTTATACGCATAAGATTAAGACGCGAGCAAAAAAGTGTTATAACTAAGCTCTAACTTTGTTACGCGATTTGCCTGCGCGGGCTCCGCGCCGCTCCAGCCGTAATCCTTAGATATTGTTGACATCGAAACCAAATCTTTACAATTAAGCACAACATCATAATAGCTCGCTTTCGGCGTCAGCTTTGAAATTTGCTGAGTCTGCACTGCTACGGACTGCTCGAGTTCCTTATTTTTCTCTCGTTCTGCTTTTAATGCGTTAAGAGCCGCAATACCTAAGTCTGGATCGGCAATTAAATCATCAATTGCATACATTCCATGTTTGCGGATCGACGGTAAAACCTCGCTCGTCACCCAACGTTTAAATTTTTTCGCACTTGGCAGTTTGCTTGATAAAATCAAACTATAGAGACCACTCTCGTTGATAACTATTGT